TATCACATATCGATGCTATAAAAGATGTTGTTGATAAAAACTTAGAAGTTAATATTAAAGGAAATGATTCATATGTTGAGTTTAGATAATGCAAAATGGGACAAGATAGACAAAGACACAGAAGTAGCAGAAATAGGTAAATATAAATTTATAAGACCTGTTGATAGTAAAACTCTACCTTTAGACTGCCCGTCTTGTAAAAAATTATTAAATAATGTTGATGACATTGAATCAGTAAGAAGTAACGATGTATGTGAGAATTGTTTTTTAATACACTATTATCAGAATAAAGAAAAATGGAAAAATGGCTGGCGGCCTTATAAATAACTTAAATAAAAAATTGTAATATATATTTAATATATACTAAATAATAAGGAATTAAATTATGGAATATGATTTTGTTATGTCAATAGGTAATAGCATTGACTGTGTGTATAATAACTTAACAGAAGATGGTTCTAGAAAAACTGTTGCTAAGCTTGAAAATGAAAGCACAATGTCAATTAGTTTTAGAACAATACTAAATGCTGCTAGAGAATCTGATCTACATGCTCAATTAAGTTTATTGGAAAAAGAAAAAAATGAGGTCATTTCTTCTAGGCTGAAACTTATTAAAAAGGAGTTTAAAGAATGTTCGGGAAGAGATCTTAAAACTAAAAAGCTAGATAGTAAAGATAATTTAGAAACTTTAACAGTAAGCCCTTACAGCCCACATAGAAAATTAAAATATACTTGTACTTGTTTTTTCGAGGTTAAATAAACAATGGCTTCATTAAAGTCTAAACAAAGTCAGATTGCTGAAATTGTAAAATGTGGTAAAGATCCTGTACACTTTATGAACAAGCATTTAAAAATCCAGCACCCTTTGAGAGGTCTAATTCCTTTTAAAACATACCCGTTTCAAGATGATTGCGTTACAGAGTTTAATGATCATAGATTTAATATTGTCTTAAAATCAAGGCAGTTAGGTTTATCTACGTTAGTTGCTGCATATGCTGTCTGGCAGGCAGTTTTCTATAAAGATAAAAATATTTTAATTATTGCTACAAAATTAGCGGTTGCACAAAATTTTATAAGAAAAGTTAAGACCTATTTAAAATCAATGCCAAAGTGGTTGTTAGTACCAGTAATTACAGCTAACAATAAACAGCAAGTTGAATTTTCAAATGGCTCACAAATAAAAGCTGTACCAACTTCCGAAGATGCAGGACGCTCAGAAGCACTTTCACTCTTAATTGTAGATGAGGCTGCTTTTGTGAGAAACTTTGACGAATTATGGATGGGTTTATATCCTACACTATCAACAGGTGGTCGTGCTATTCTTTTATCGACACCCAATGGTGTTGGTGGTCAGTATCATGAAATTTATACAAAAGCTGATAGAAAAGAAAACGAGTTTAATCCTATTAAACTTATGTGGGATGTTCATCCTGAAAGAAGTGATGAATGGTTCAATAAAGAAACAAAAAATATGTCTCAAAAGCAGGTTGCACAAGAACTTTTGTGTGACTTTGCTTCTTCTGGTGATACTTTTTTAACCAATGATATTTTAGAAAATATTAGAATCACAACTAGAAATCCAATTGAAAAAAGCGGACCTGAAAATAATGTTTGGTACTGGGAATATCCGCTAGAAGGCGTAAACTACATACTTTCAGCTGACATTGCTAGAGGCGATAGCGGTGATTACTCAACTTTCCACATTATCAATACACATAATATGTCTGTTTCTGTAGAATATAAAGGAAAAATACCACCAGATCAATTTGCAATTCTTGTTTATGATGTTGCAAAAAGATTTAATAATGCAATGGTATGTCCAGAAAACAATGCTTATGGATATACAATGTTAATTAAGTTAGGCGACTTAGCTTATAAAAATCTATATTTTTCTTCCGAAAAAGAAAAGTATAAATATCTTTATGGCGAAGGGCAAAATCTAGGAAAGGCAGGCTTTACAACTAGTAAAGAAAGTAGAGACAAGATTCTTGCAAACTTTGAAGAAACATTAAGAAATGGTAGAATAAAAACTTATTCAAATAGATTATACTCAGAATTAAAAACATTTATTTGGAATGGTAAAAAAATAACCGCTATGAAAGGCTATAATGACGATTTAATAATGTCATTAGCAATAGGGAGCTGGTTAGCAGACAGTAACTCAAGTACATACAATGTTACCCAAATACAACAAGCTGATGCAATGCTTAAAGGTATGGAATTAAATAAAACAAATATTAATAAAACTTCATTGTCTCCTTTCTATAATAGTTCAGAGAAAACAGTTAACCCGTTTTTACCTGTTTATATGCCAGATAGATCTTTTTCTGAAAATAAACAAATGAGTAAAAAACATCCTTTAGGCGACCTAAGCTGGTTAATAGGAAAATAAAAAATGGCAAAGAAAAACGAAAATTTATTTCAAAAACTAACGCAACTATTCAGGTCCGGACCTGTTGTTAAAAGAAAGATAAGACATCTTAATAATACTACATATTCTAAGTCTTCTTTAGAAGTTTTTAAGAAAAATCACAGTGATGTATATAATAGTACGTTAAGTGCATATGGATCTTATGATAGAATGGCAAGATACTCAGACTTTTCAGAAATGGAAGCAACGCCTGAAATATCATCTGCGTTAGACATTTACTCAGAAGAATGCGTATCACCTGATGCAAGTGGCACTGTGTTACACATACACTCAGAAAATCAAATGATTAAAAAATTATTGTCTGAATTATTTTATGATACACTTAATATTGACTTTAATTTAGTAATGTGGGTTAGAAATCTTTGTAAATACGGAGATTTTTTCCTGTTTAATGATATTCATCCTGAGTATGGTATCGTCAATGTCTTTCCTATACCTATCGCTGAAATGGAAAGAGAAGAAGGATTTGATCCACAAGACCCGGGAGCTGTAAGGTTTAGATGGGTTACACAAGGTAATAAAGTTTTAGAAAACTGGCAAATATCACATTTTCGAATGTTAGGTAATGATGCGTTTTTACCTTATGGTTCTTCTGTTTTAGAAGGTGCAAGAAGAGTTTGGCGCCAATTAATTCTTATTGAAGATGCTATGCTTGTTTATCGCGTTATTCGTTCGCCTGAAAGACGTGTTTTTTATATTGATGTTGGTAATATACCACCTGAAAACATTGCTGACTATTTGGAACAAGCGCAGACTTCGCTCAAAAGAAACGCTGTTATTGACAAGTCAACAGGGCAAGTAGATTTGCGATATAATCCACTTTCAGTTGATGAAGACTATTTCTTGCCTGTTCGTGGTGGAGACACCGGTACAAGAATTGATACGCTTGCAGGAGGCTCTAATACAACAGCAATTGAAGATGTTGAATATATACAAAAGAAATTATTTGCTGCTCTAAAGATTCCTAAGGCTTATTTGGGCTATGACGAAGACATTGGAGCAAAAGCAACTTTAGCGCAAGAAGACATTAGGTTTAGTAGAACTATACAAAGAATTCAAAAGACTATAATATCTGAGCTTAATAAAATAGCTATGATTCACTTGTATTCACACGGTTATACAGATGAAAGCCTGATGCAATTTAATTTGCAACTAAGTAATCCATCAAGTATTGCTCAGCAGCAAAAACTAGAGCTAATAAGAACACGATTTGAAATATCTGGTCAAGCCCCGGAAGGCATGGTTGATAAAGAGTGGATTCGCAAAAATATTTTAGAGCTTAATGATGATGAAATAGAAAGAATTGAAAAAGGTCGAGTTCTAGACAAACTTACAGAGATGAAGCTTGAAGGAGTGCAGTTACCACAATCAGACGATTTATCGTTTGGTGATGAAGGAGACCAATCATCGCCTGAAGATGATGCTATTGGAAATGATTCAGACATAGGAGGATTATTTGGTGGAGGAGATGATGCTGGAGGAGGTGGTGATGACTCCGGTGGAGGAGATGCTGGTGGGTTATTCGCTGGTGAAATTAAAAAAGGTCGATTAATGTCTGAAGAAGAATTAGATGAGTATGACGAATTAATTGATGGTTTAGATGAAGACGATTCTCCTAAAAATATCTGGGGAGAACCTTTACCAATAAGCGCTAGTTCTAATGTAAAAAAGACTAATAAAGGGAAAGAATATACCCATGACAAAAAAATATGGGCACACGGTGGAGCGTTAACACAGGATAAGGTCTATATGGGAAAAGATTTAAATTCAAGTTTAATGGATGGCATCATGCCACAGAGTCCTGTTGTAAGTAAACATATCGATAAGCAATTATCTTATAGAATGTCAAAAGACTTGGAGTCAATGGGAAGTAGCTTAAATATAGGCACTAGTAGCAATAAATTATTAAAAGAAAATAATGAGCAAGAATACGATATACTTATAGATGATAATTTTTTAAACAAAGAGGATGAAGGTTAATGGCAAAATCTCATAATAAAAAAAGAAATGTAGGAATTATATATGAGCAAATTATGAGTTTCATATGCGAAAGATTAATGGAAGATAGTCAAATCGAAGCGCAAAAAGCCATAAATATAGTCAAAGAAAACTTTAATAAAAATTCTCAACTTTATAAAGAATTTAAACTATTTAAGGCACTTTCTGAAACTCATAATATAACAGATAATTTAGCAAACCTAATCATATCAGAAGCTAAGTCCGCTTGTAATAATATGTTTGATAGTAAAAAGCTTGAAAAAGAGAAATCAAAACTAATTAAAGATTTAAATTACACACTTGGCAAAGGTGTTATTTTTGAACAAAATGTTGGCAACTATAAAATATACGCAACAATTCAAACGCTTTTAAATGAATGGCGCAATAATGATAATAACTTTGACAAAATTACAGAATATGAAATAGTATTGCACGAAAGTTTAACTAAAAAACAAAGTAAAATTACTGAAGACGTAGTACAACCTAACAAGTTAACTAGAAAGTTAATGAAAGAAATATTTGATAAAAAATATAACAACATACTATCAGAGACACAAAAGAGATTAATTAACTTATATACTAACGAAAAAGATGAAGTAGTAACAGAGGCATTTTTAAGCATAAAAAATAACTGCCTTGAGCTTTTTGAAAATTATATGAAAAATTGTGATAATAGAATTTTAAATGATAAATATAGTGATATAAAAGAAAATCTTAGTAACTTAAATGAAAATGATATTTCTAAGGAAAACTTAAACAAGTTTTTGGTAACTTCGAAGCTTTCCGAAGAAATAATTGGAGAATAAAATGTCAGCGCAAAGATTAATAACAGAATGGGTTAACTTTGAATACGACCCTAAACTCATAAAAGAACAGATAGAAGCAGGCGAGCCTTTAATGATGAAAGGTATTCTTCAAAAAGCTGAAACACTAAATCAAAATGGTCGTATTTATCCAAAAGCAATTCTTGAAAGAGAAATAAGAAATTATCAAAAATTTATAAAAGAAAATCGTGCGCTTGGTGAACTCGATCACCCAGACTCTTCTGTTGTTGAACTAAAAAATGCATCACATACAGTTAGAGAAGCTTATATGGATGGTGATATAGTTTACGGAACAGTAGAGATATTAAATACGCCAAGTGGAAAAATTTTGCAATCATTAGTTGAGAGTGGAATTACTTTAGGTATTTCTTCACGTGGTGTAGGTAGCACAAAGTCTAAGGGCGATATGCAAATTGTACAAGACGATTTTCAACTTATCTGTTGGGATTTTGTAAGTGAACCTTCAACTCCTGGTGCATTTATGATGAAAGAAGGCAAGGAAGTTTCTTCTCAATTTATAAATGAAGTATTTAACAAAACAGATAGAATAGATAGAATATTTAACGACATAATGGAGTGGAAATAATGAGTTTTGACTGGAATACACAATCAAATCATAACAACGTAGCAAACTATCAACTTAGTGGACTTCCTTTTACAACACAAGTAGCAGGAGGATCTCCAGTAGAACTTCCAAGAGTTTCGAGATGGGTTGTACTAAGAGCTGTCGGTGGTCCAATTACTGTATTTTTTAAATCTGGCAATGAAGCTAATGGATTTACTATTGCAAGTGGCGAAACTACGCCACGTCTTGAGTTAAGATGTGCTAAAATATATACTAATGGCGACGGCGCCCATAAATTACATGTGATTGCAGGACTAACTACTTGTAGCGTAAAAACTTTTATTTCTGATACCAACTTTAATTATCCAGATCCGTAAGAAAGATTAATTAATATGGCAAAAGTAAGTAGAAGTATGCTTAAAAGCATTGTAAAAGAGTGTTTAGTAGAATTACTAGCTGAAGGACTTAGCGGAGGTGATACATCTTCATTAAATGAAAGTCTTTCAATAACAAATTCTACAAGTAATTTTAAACAAGCTGCAATGCCTACACAAATCTCTAAAAAAGTAGTAAATGAAAGATTTGAAGACAATACAAATAAAGTAATATCTCAAGCAACAGATGACCCAATAATGGCGTCAATTCTTCAAGACACAGCAAAAACAACCTTGCAAGAACAAAACAGCTCTGATAGACCAAACCAATTTACAGCAAAACCATCTGATGCATATAGTCAAATCGCTAGTGAATCTGATCCTATGGAGATGTTCAAAGGAGTTTCAAATAATTGGGCTGCATTAGCATTTTCTGATAAATAAAAAGAAAGTTTTTAAAAAACAATGTTTTTAGACATATTTAAAAATATATTAATTAAACAAGAAACACTTAATGGAGTTTATTTATGTCTGGAAATAGAGAAAGAATTGTTAAAATTACACCTTCAACGATTAGAAGAATTGTAAAAGAAGAACGAGCTCGTCTTAATGAGACTTTAGAGCTTAAGATGAAGCACCCGTCAGATGTCGCTAAAAAAGTAAGAGAAGTAGACGCAACTTCTTATGCTGATACTCTTTCTAAGTGTATGAACTATTATCAAGCATGCAAGATCAAAGAATCTAAAATGATTGAAGAATTAAAAAAGCTTCAAGAGATTAGAAGAGAGCTTAAGCTCCACATACTTAAAGGTATATAATAAAAATAAAAGGAGTATCTAATGGCAGGATATAGAAAAGCAGACGGTTTGTTTACAAATGCAACTACTAAAAACGACCAGATAGATCGACAAAGAGCTGCATACAAAGATAGAAATCAATCTGAAATGGGTATTGGCTCAGATACTTCACACATATTTTCTGGTTTTGATGCTGACGATATTCTAAACACGTCAGTACAAGAATTTAACACGTTAGACGTCATTTCAAATGTTGCAAATGGTAATCCAGACTTTGAGGGAATTGTTTCTATGAACAGTGCCGGTGCTACGCCTAATATGTACGATGATCTATCAAACGCAAAAGACAAACCAAACAAAAAAGGACCGAACCTTGTTATTCCAGACCTAGATCAACTGATCCAAGGATCTGTTTCAGAAGCAAGTGATCAAGTCTCAACAAGATTTGTAAATAAAGGTTTCGGCTGGCGTGATGATAGAAACGAACCAGGAACACCAACTGCTACTATAGGTCAATACTTTAGTAAGCACTATAATAGCACTGGAGAATCAGACTCAAAACCTGTTTTAGGTGAAGCTAAAGACTTGGGCGAAGATCCAATAGATTATAAGCAGCCTTAAAAATAAAAATGAGCTATTTCAGTGGTACAGTAAATGCGATGCCAAAAGGCGGTTCTTCAGTTGGAGATACAAATCCTGGCGGTGGCGTTGGTATTATAAAAAAACATCAAGCGAGTGGTTTAGGGTCAAATTGGAACATGGGTGACGCTTTGTCTTCGCCTAAAGGTGAATGGGATAATTTATTAGACCTAGAAGAAGATTTTGATGATCTTGATGACGAAATCGAAAGCTTAGCTTTTCTTTCATTTAATAGACTACCAACAGATAGCTTAGCCCATAAGGGCGCTGGTATTGGTTATTTAGGCGGTATTGGCTCAGATATGTCTGCAGTTATTGGCATGTCTGCAGGATATCAGCCAAAAGGTAGACTAGTTGCAGAGAATCAATTAAAAGAGTATATAAAAGAAGCATTAATGGCTGAAGCATCTGTAAGTTCGATTTCATCTAGCGGAAGAATTGCAGTTTTAGCAAGTAATCAAGGTGAAAATTTAGGAAGCGAAGATGACGATGCATATGGTGAACCTTTAGCTTCTACAAACACAGCAGATGCTGCACCTAAAGGTCATTTGCCAACAAGTAGAAGTGCCGTAAATTATAAAGGTTATTATCAAAGCCATAATGCAACTACAGATGGCGCCGAAACTCTGCATAATCCTTTGATAGGTATAAACTACCAAGAAGATGCTGATGCTTTTGAGAACGGCAAGACCACGGGCGAAATCTCCCAAAGATATGATGACGAAAGAAATGATTATTTAAATACGAGAAAACATATTTAGTAATCTTGTGTATAATTAGTAGTATTAATAAAGTATGAGAGTACATAATGAGTAACAATTTATATTTAGAGGCAATCGAAGCTGCAGAAGAAATTAAGTTAGCTGCTGAAGAAAGAGTAAAACAAAGACTTATTGAGTCTATGACACCTCAAATTAAATCTTTGGTCGAGAAAAAGCTTTTTGAAGATCAAACAGTTGAAGAGGAAGAAAAACTCTTAAAAGGTGAAAAAGAATCTTCAGAAATGGCAGATAAGAGTGATTGCAGTACAGAAGATATTGAAGAAATAGATGAAAGTACAATTACAAACATATTAACGAAAAATGCAAAATTTACGGAAGCTTATTTAAAAATAAACAATATCAAAGAAGGTATTGAGAAACTTAAAGAAGCTAAAACGCTTATTGAAAGTAATGGAAATAAAGTTAGTAATAACAAAAAATACGTACAGCTATATCAACTTTTATTAAAGGAAATTAAAAATTTAAGAAGTAATAGCATAATTAAAAATAATGATGACTTATTGAAAGAGTTTTATAATATAAATAAGGAGATATACAATATGTCTAAAAGACGATCATATAACGAGCTGGATCACCTACTAGAGATGAATCTTTTTGAAGAAGACGAAGTAGAAGATGTAGAAGACGAAGAAGGCGAAGAAGGCGAAGAAGTTGACATGCCTGAAGATATGCCTGAAGATATGCCTGAAGATATGCCTGAAGATATGTCT